TAATCTACACCAAGATAAAGTACCCGCTTTTAAGTAAATACTAAATGTTTTTAAACCACTTGTCGATGAAAAAGTCTGCTGAATTCTTGCAAAGGAAGTTGCGGGTTTAGTTAATAACCAAGCGTTAGTAGTTCCATCGTACCCACTTTGACCGCTTGTTAATGTTGTCGAGGTGTTTGTCCAAGTAGTGTCAAACGTATTACTTTGAAGTATTAAATTCGTTCTTACCCCCTCAATCAACCCATCAGCATTTACCCTTGTTGCGGTGCTTGCTCTTGTAAAGGTCAAATCGCCACTTCCATCCGTTGGCTTAAGGCTGTATATTTTATCCTCTTTGTATCCCGAAGGGTACATTATAAGGCTTGCGTCAGTGTATAAACTCATTGTATTCTCGTTAGTTGTTTTATTGCATTAGTTGCACACGTTTCATTCTCTATGATTCCACCATCACTTTCAACGCGTAATCGATAGGCATCAAATATAATTTGGCCTAATGACACCCCGCCTTTAATGGCACTATATTGATACCCAAAACCAAACATTTTAAAGTTTGATTAAAAGTACAGAACCGGTTGTAATTGTTACCGTTTTGAATGGTTTACCGCTTGCAGGTGCTAACACCATACCGCTTGTAATAGTCTTACCGGCAATACCCCATTCAGCTACAATATCATTATCATCTGTGTCTGTTAACGCGCTAAAAGCTACGTCATCATTTACAACTAAAAATCTGTAATTTGTGCTATTTGTGCCGGTTACTGTTGCGCTGCTATCTGCATATTTTCCCCCTTTTAAAGCAACTAATTCTTCTATTGTCATTTTCTTTTATTTTATAAATTTGTTACGTTATCAACTAAACACGCTAAGTTTTCTAATATTGCGCCCTCTGCTGAAATTGTTTGCACTAAGTCTTGTATGTCTCCTTGTGGCATGCCGGTGATGTTTTCACGCACTGAATATTCCATGATCACACGCGCGCACTGGCTTGAATTATCAAATAATATTTCTTGATTACTTAACAATGTTTGATCTATTCTTTTGCCGCCTATTATTCCCTTGTATCGGTAAAGTTTAAATTCAACCATATCCGCTATGTTTGACGCTTGCAGGAATCCACCATTGCCATCTTTGGCCTTTGATGCATAAATGTTAATTTCAACATCGTGGTTAATTATTGAATAACCATCTTTGTAGTTTTCTGGCGTGCTTCGTTCTGTAATTACAATACGCGGAAATAGGTTTTCTTGTGGTGCTAACCCATAATTCAACTGCTCTACTAAATTAGTAATTGCAGGAACATTAAGAAGTTGATATATTGCACCGCCTATCATTATGTGCAAATATCTTTAAATGACTTTTGTTTTAATTGTAATTATTTTAACATTCTTTGTTTTGCGGTTTTTGAACCATTGCAACTTTTGCATAACGCCTGAAAATTATCTTCATTCCATTCATCGCCACCTTGTGACATTGGAATGATGTGATCCGTGTAGTATGATGGTTGGTTGCACCCCTCAACCTCGCACACTGGGTGTTTCATTTTATAGGATAAAGATAGGTGCCGCCATGCCTTTGAATTATAGAACTTTTCGTGTTCTTTATCCTTCAACCAGTTCTTTTGTTCTGCCTGCTTGTTTTGCTTCTGTGGTGTGAATCCATACACCTTTTTTGGCATTGATGGCATTATCCGTGCATCGTTCCAGTTACACGGTGATATTGACCCGCCTCTTTCCAATAAATGTATCTGCCGATAAAAATAAATTCACCATCTGTCATGTAGTCATTCAACAAAATGTCCGGTTCCGTTGCATTGCCTTTCATTTGGAAGATGTTTGCACGAACTCTATTTGATTCCATTGTTTCACCTTTTTTATAGACAATGATACTACCTTCGCGCATTGGGAAAGTGGTTGTTTTTAGTTGAACAAGTATTTCAGTATCTCCAACATCAACATTTTCACGCAAAGTAAAGTATTCAATTTCACTTGTATTGTTAGGATCAAAAATGCTTATAATATCTCCTTTGAAAAGTCTATCACCTGCATACGGATTAATAGGTAGTGTATCATGTACACCTGCTTCAACATTGTCTATAAATCCAATTGCATCCCTTGAATTAAATGCACCAACTGTGTTGTATTTTTCTTCACCACTAAATGGTTTAATGTCATCAACGGTGCCAATGTAGTCTGTAATTATTTTGTGTGATGCTGCTGGCATTGCTGAAATAACCTCAAACCATTCACCTTGCACTTCATCCATTGTGTAGTCTTTGGTGCAACCGCTAAACACATACACTTTGTCATTGTAAGCAAGTGAATAAAATGGATAGTAATCACCTACTATGGTTGACATCATTCGTTCAACTGGCTTGTATTGCAAACTCATTGCTTCATACACCCTCATTATTGAAAGGAACAAATACAATGGATCACCATTCTCTTGAAGAAATCCACCATCAAATGTTGTTGTTGGTACTAATGAAACACCCCCAGAATTATAAGATTCATTGATTTGTATTTTTACCACTGTGCTTGTGTCTGCTGCACTATCTATAAACAACAAAGGATCCAATTCAACTTCCTTTGTAAAGAATCCAGTTGGATTGTCTAACTCGATATATTTGTCATAATTTTCGTTAACCTCAGTCAATGGAAATAATAATCTTACTCTGGTAACATCAAACACTTTTGCATCTTTTGTTAAACTTATTTTTGCATTCCTTCCAATATATTCAAATGTAATACTAACCTCGAAGTCATCATCAAAATTAATGACCGGAGTATTTACAAATAATGTTGTATTGTTTCCGCCACTTTGAACGTATCTCACAACATTCCTTTCATCTGTTGGAACAACTAAATTTTCTGTCCATTCGTTTTCATATTGTGATGCATTTCGTGGTGTTGTTCCCCTTAAATATCTGTTGCCGGTTGTGCTATAAATGGCCACCATAACTTTGACCACATAGTTGGTTATTTTTATAGGGTTAAAAAATACGTCATCTAATGTGTTACCGTCAAGAACACTATCGCGGCCATGTGAATCAAACACCGGAATCGCAACTTGTATATTTCCTAAACCATCACCATTTATTTTGCCGATTGGGAAGGTATAAGAATCTTGTGATGCAGGATCATCGTTTGCATAAACATTTTTAACATCTTCATTAATGTGGCTACCTTCAAAATGTCTTTTTTGTTCCATTTTGACTTTGTAAGCACCGGCATAATACCCAAATGTTCCACCTGCTAAAATATTGAAATCTTCATTTGTGTTTCCAACACTTCTTTGATGTGTGTAATTGCCTTCTGTATAAGTATAATTATTACTTGAATCAACTAAATATTCTCTAAAAGTAATATTTTCGTTTTTAAAGTTACGTACTTGTTGAATGTAATATACACCATTTGCAATGTAAATCCTGCAAGAATAGATGTCCATTATCCCTTTTAAAACATCATAATAAGACTTCCATTTTGTTGGAAATTTATTTGCATCTTCAATAAAAAAGTTGTCAGAAATATACGTATAATCAAGTGGTGAATCTGCATCGGTTGTTGTTGCTGATAACACCCTACTTTTATATTCAATACTTTCACGAAGATACGGATCGGTTGCACCCCAAAACTTATACAAGTCTAAAAGTCCAAGTATATCAAACACATTTCTAATGGCCGTATTTTGCTCTAAAGTTTCTTGTGTGTATTCATAGAACTTAAGCGCTGCAAGTCCGTCAATGGCTTTAAAAGTGTACGGAATAGGCTTTGAATCATTTGCCCATTCAACCAAGTCCATAACAATGATACCGGCCCAATCTAAATCCCATGCCGCACCAACTTCTTTGTATATTAGGAATTTAAGTTTATTGTCCTGAGTGATTTTATACTGCTCAAAGAAACGATCAAACCAAACGTCATTATTTGCATAGGTTATTGTGCTGCTTGAATCTTTAATTGCACCAAGTATTTCATCACCTTCACCACCCCATTCAGTATTGAGTGCCATTATATCCGGTGCAAATGTTGGTGCGTATTGTTCGGATGGTGCTAAACTGCTTCCTATTGACGTATAAGAGCCACTGTAAGCAATATTTAATGTAATTAGTGTAGTTGGCCCACTTGAAAATATTGCGGTGATTGTGGCCGTTGTGTAAGCCAATGAACCAATGGCAGCAATTGCACATTCATCATTTTCAACAACACCACTATCAGCAACAATCCTTGATTTGTAAGTATTAAATGTATCTACCGGATTTAATGTTTCACTTCCAGTGTATAAATAAAGAACCTGACCAACTTGCAAAAAATCTGTCCAATCTTTAGAAACATAATAAGTATTTCCAGCACCGCCAACAATAGCAACTTTTGGAAAACCAACATAGTCTTCACCGTATAATTCTGCTTTGTACCTTACGCCATCACTTGATACTAATTGACTGCTAAAAATTGTGTTACCCATTTATTTTTTATCTTCTAAAGTTGTTTGATCTACTTTGTACAAGAACTAAGTCCCTGCCGCTTATTTTTGTTTCCAAAACTATTGGTTGCATGTTTGAAGTGTTCATTGATGAATAACCACCAGAAAATGATGATGGATTTGATGCACCACTTTTGTCAATTCCCTTTTGACTTAAATTTGATATTGCCGCCCCTGCTGCAACTAATGCCACACCGCCAATAATTGCAAGTGCAGGATTAAAAGATTTTATTGCAACATCTAACATAACTTGCGCTATACCCATTGCAATCATAGCTTCACCAAATTGGCCCATAAACTTACCTAATGAGTCTAACAAGCCTTTCCCAAAGTCTTTGACAGTCATATCACCTCCACTTATTACAGTGCCTAAGAAGTCACCAAATTGAGTCAAACCTTCCGTTGCTAATGATTTCAATCCAGAACTTAAAGCGTCACCCATTTCTTCACCTAAGTCAGCCGCTTGTCTTTTTGCTGCTGCCATTGCTTGTTGATCAAAAAGTTCTTGTGTTAATTCAAAAGGTTTGATGTCTATTTCTAAAGGAACTTTTATCGGTTCATCAAATTTAAGACCTTTTGATTTAATTCCTTTTTGTATTGCATCAATTGCAGGTGTTTGTAAATTAGCCGCCGCAATACCTTTTGAAAAGTCAATACCAAGTTTCTTAATTTCTGTGCTTATTGCTTTGACTTCACCAACAACCGGTGCAAGACTTACATCACTTAAACTTTGCAATTGCGCTTCAAGGTCTTTTGTACCGTTTGCCGCGTTTACAATTTCAGTTTGTGATGTTTTTATTTCTTCATTTAAAGCATCGATATTTTTTTGTATTTGCTCAACCTTTGCAAGATCTGCACCTTGAAATTCACCTTGCATTCCCACACTTCTTGTCTGCGCCATAACCGCATCCATTTGTGCTTTCTTTTCATCCAAAAGTGCTTTTTTCTTTTGGTATGCTTGTTTTACAAGTTCATAAGTTTCTGCAATTACCGCCCTTGTTGATGCAATTCTAAGTTTTATTTCGTCTTGTGATGCCTTAACACCTTGTTTTTTTAGCTTATCAATTTCACCAATTTCATCACCTAATTTCTTATAGGATTCTTTCATAAGGTCAACAGTGATTTGAACCTTGCCAAAAATCTTATTGGTTTGTGCTGCTGCTATATTTAAAGCTACAACCGCCGCACCTATTGCAATAAGTATTCCGGTGATTGGGTTTGCTGCTAAAAATGCTAATGCACCGGATAAAGCCCCTATTGCATAGATTAATGGCCCTATTGCAGCCGTTAAACCTAATGTTGTAATAATTACGCTTTTTGTTTCTGGATTAAGATTTGTGAAACCATTTGCAAGTTCTGCAAGCACTCCGGCAACTTTACCCATTGCAGGTGCCAACATTTCACCAAAAGAAATACCAACACCTTCAACGGCCGATTTTAGTTTGAACATTGAGCCTTGCAATGTGTCATCCATTATTCCTGCCATTGCTTCAGCAGATCCGGCCGCATTTTCAAACTCAGAAGTTAATGGCTTTATTTGATTAACCCCATTAGATAAAATTAACAATGCAGATTGCGCAGTTCTACCAACTTCATCTTTAGCATCTGCAAGATTCAAACCTTGCTTTGCTAATTTTTCAATTGCTTTTGTAGTGCCTCCGCTTGTTGATCCCAAATCAGAAATAATTCTTCTTAATGATGTACCGGCTTGTGAACCTTTAACACCACTATTTGCAAGAACCGCCAACATTGCACTTGTTTCTTCAATTGAAATTCCTGCACTGGCCGCAACCGGTGCCACATATTTCATTGATTCGCTGAAACGATCTAAGTCAAGCGCAGATGAACTAAATGATTTTGCCATTACATCAGTAACACGCAACATTTGATCTGCATCTAATCCAAACGCCCTTAATGTACTACCTGCAACTTCAGCACTTTTTGCCAAATCTTCACCGGTTGCAAGTGCTAAGTTTAATGTTGCGCCGGTTATTTTTTCAATCTCACCTGCTGAGAAACCCAACTTGGAATAATTAAGCATTAATTCAGACACTTCTGATGCAGTAAATCTGGTTGTTGCGCCAAGATCTTTTGCAAGTTGATTAAGTGTTTTGAATTGTTGACCGGTTGCACCGCTTACCGCTTGCACCTTTGCCATTGATTGCTCAAAGTCTGCAAAAGTTTTTACGGCTAAACCACCCATTGCAACCAATGGCCCAGTGATAGACATGGACATTTGCCTACCAATTGACTTCATTTCTGTTGCCGTTTTTCTTAACCCACGTATTAAATTTTGGTGTGATTCAGAAAAGTGACTTAAATCAAATCCTGCACGTATATTTATCTGCTTTCTTGCCATTTTATTTGAACCAATTCGGTTTTTGTTTCTTCAGTTGTTCTATTTCTGCTTTAGTCCAAGCATTGTTGCCAGTGCCTTTTTTATCATCTTGTTGTTCCCACTCAAACTTAATTAAGTCTTGTGGTTTGTGCATCCTTTTATTTCCTGCACTTTTTAATGTAACAAAAGAAACAAATCTTGCGGTTTCCCATTGTGTCCGTGCCTTTATATTTTCGCCTATTGTATGCCCTATGTAAGCATCGAATATGGCCGCCATTGTATATTCGTCAAGTGATATTGGGGATTGCTTTAGAACGCCTAAAACAAACCCCCTTATCCAATTAACCAATGGCAATTTTACTTTTTTGCTTCCTTGCCCATGTTATTCAATGCCGCCATATCTTCCTGCATGGCTTGCGTGAATACGTTAATAAGTGCAAAGTCTTCATCAATGGAATCAATAACAAAATCCTTTGTCACATTTTCGCCCGCTGCCTTTAAACCGCAATATGCAATGTCTACCAATGTACTCATGTTAATGTTGTCACCAATTGCAGATACGCTTGATCCGGTTTCCTTTTCGTACATTAATAGTGCTTTGAATCCGAACTTAAATTTGTACTCTTTGTTTTTAATTTTAATCATTTTTGTGTATTTAATTTTAATTTGTTGCGTGTTAAAGGTAGTTAATATGTAAAAAAAAAGGTGGGCAAAATACCCACCCCTTAAATCACACATTAACAAGATAAAAACTAAACTGTTGCTTTTGTCACTG